CAGAGCGGTTGCATTCGTTCTACAAAGTCCAAATACAAAACTTTAGCTTTTTCCCAAGCAACAAGTAATTTAGATTTAGAAATTTTCGTCGCACTTTCAAGTTTATCGCGAAGATAAACGTAAATGTTCCATTTCTCTTCATCTAAAGCTAAATTACCTTCTAATTCAATAATGTCTTTGGTAGTCTTCATCATAATTTCAACTTCTTCAAGTTTGGAATCATAACAAACACTATCAAAAAACACATCATCATTTGCTTGGCAAGTGGGTCGTGTAGCATAGTCTTTTAACCATTGCAATTTATTACGAGATCTATCTTTTTCATCTTTCCATTTGTTACTCATCAATTCAGAAAATTGATGGTAATCAATGGGGGATCCTACATTATTTCCTTTTGAATCCTTCTTTTGGAAAAGATAAATATCTAAATCAATTGGTTTTGTTTTGTCAATCATTGCTTTGTCCAATTTATATTTTCGAGGTAATCCATTTCCCGTAGCAGGCAAATAAAATCTATATTTTTCCTTTAGCTGAACAACATACGCATTTTCATACATACGATTGTTAAAAGCATCAGGGCACGTCAAAGATTTTATATCCACATTCATTTCATTGGTTGTATAAATAATAATTTCAGCTTGACTGAAAGTATTTTTATCTGATATAGCAGCACAATGTAAATGATGAGGAAACGTATTATTACCACGAATACACTCAAAAAGTTCAGGGTTCGGTTTTGTCGGGTCATCTACAAGTTGAAAAGCATCATCATAAATAATAATCTTTTGAGATTTATATCCATCAAAATACTCTGTTTCAACTGCACGTGGATAAACTTGGTACTTATAATCATCGGGTTCTATAAGTCCCATTTCACGCAACACATCTATACAGAAAGGATATACCATTTCTGTCTTTCCTATTGCTGAATCTCCACACAACCAAATTGCCAATGGTCGCATACGAGGGCCACCACCAGTTACAGGTCTTGTGTTCACATAGTCATAAAGATATTTAGCAGGTATCATCATAGATGATACTAACCGCTCCGTCTTTATATCTAGAGATTTATCTGATCTAAATCGTAAACCTTTAGCCCACAATCCTTCAACTTTCTTAGCAACTTCAGCATCAACATCGATCTTATTTCTTTCTTTGAGAGTTACAAAGTTTTCTATTTCTTTGCACCATTCATCAATTTCTTTAAGAATTCCTTGTGACGCATGAAGTTCTTCTCGCGTTTTGCCTAAAAGTACAATTTTCATATACTCCGTACAAAGATTCCATTGGGTCGTCATCCAGTCGTTTATCTTTCCTACACCTTGAACAGCCTTTGGGACCATATCAAGACGGCGTATGAAAGAATCCATAACTTGTCCGGGGGGAAGCATTTTTATGGCAAACAGAGACATCATACTGAACAAAATCCTACCACAAATATTAAAAAGAGGACTATATATAACTTCTTCAGTCATATTAGTCGAATTATTAATATTTGTCATAAAATCAAATTGAGCAGTAGGTCTCATGTCCAAATTTCTAGCAACATCAAAACCAACTTCATCAACATTTGGTTCGGTCTTAATAAATCCTTTTATATACGATGTTAAATCCGAAATTAGAGGAGCCATTTTATCATACACGCCATATCTATAACAAATAAAAGTTAATACTAAAAGTCCAGCTAATCGATATTTTTCCATTTTATACATTAATTTAAATAATAAAACTAACAATATAATTTGAGAAAAATTTTCAAAAATAGCTGAAAGTCCAGTAACACTTTTATCAACTGTAGATACTAAAGTCGATTCCATAATTGGTAATTGTAAGTTCATAAAATTAACAATTTTATCAACTTGATTAAGAGCATGAGTCATTTGTTCGGGGTTGAGACCAGTTATCTTAGAGCTCATACTATCAAACATACCTTGTGAATTAACAAAAGATAAATCTGATAATTGAGCCGTAGGTTTAACTAGTCGTTCTAATTGTCGTAAAAGAGTCTGAGTCTTTTGCTCAGATCTTTCTAAAGCTTTTTCCAACTTATTTAGTCTGGGGTCGTTATTTCGACATAAATAAGGGCGCTTGTTTTTCGTTTGTTTATTTTGTTGAGCTTCAACAACACAGGTTCTGTTTAAAATTTTACTATAAGTCATGATTTTGAGTCCCACGAATAATAATACGAAGAGAAGTGCACGCACATTTG